CTCTGTACTGGCCATGAGCAAAGCGAGGGATGACGATGCCTAATCTCAGGGTGGATTTCATCTGCGAGGGGTGCGGGGAGCGTGTGCATTGGTGGTTGAGACAGCCTGTGTCCACTCTGCGCCACAACGCAGCCGTACTAGCAGACGACTGCGACAACGGTATACCAGAATACCTTGTCTGCCGCAAGTGTCAGAAGACGGTCGTATATGACGACGTGATTTACGTTGAACACGACGCTGCCAAAGGACAGTATACAGACGTGGTGGTCAAGACTAGCAAGAACGGACATCACTACTTCGCCATTGACGCTAGCACCATGGACGCCATCTGCGACGCATGGCAGAAGCATCGGAGGGGATGATGGAGACAGACGTAGAACGAGAGAGCTTAGTCAATGCGGTGCGAGACGCAGAGCTAGCTGTTAGCCACGCGGAATGCGATGCTAGCGACGCGCAAGAGGCATTGCGCAGATACGATGATGCTAAATACCGCCGCGAACACTGTGCCGCAATCGTTTCCGATGACCTCCTTTGGCAGCATCAATGCTCGCGTAGGCCGGGATATGGCAAGGGCAAGCGGTACTGTAAGCAGCACGCCGCACGGTTCCCCGATGTCTAAGACCTTCACCGCCCGTCGCGCCGCCAAAAAGGGCAAGTTGCCCCAGGGTTGCCAGACTACGAGTCCCTATCAGCGCGGACCGTACGGCGCGCCTGTGTGGGTCACCGTGATTGCTGCGTGTCCCGCCGGAGGTCATGTGGAACTCGTGCGCGAGGACGGGCATTGCTTCCTCGTGGATCGAACTTGGCCTATCTTCATGGTGGAGAAGTGAAGCACACTTCGCACTACGCAGAGGGCATCACGGCATACACGCAGACCAAATGCCGATGCGCTGCGTGTACGGCTGCATGGCGCGTGTACGGCCGCGAGTGGTATCGAGATAATCGCGACCATGGTCCACGCACCGTATCCTCTGCTGCGACTATTCGCCGATTGAATCAACTATTTCGCGAGGGACACACAAGCGGCTCCATATCGGCAGCAACAGGAGTCAGCACAAAGACCATTCGCAATCTCATGAGCCCGAAGCCACAGAAGGTCTTACGAGCCACAGAAGAGGCGATACTGTCTATCACAATCGACGAACCCCCATCCGGAGGTCGGCACAAGGTATCTGCTAGGCGGGTGGCCCCACTCATAGCAATGATTCGCAGCGCGGGATTCAGCTATGCTAGTATAGAACGCGTTGCAAAAATTAGTCAGGCTTGGCGCATCGTCAACCGCAGAAAACACGTCCAATGGACTACATATCTCCGCGTTCGAACGATGTACGAACTGCTGGCACGTCAAGGCAAGGTCCCGGCCAGTCTACTCGAAGAGGTAGGAGTATGAATCTCAACGTCGTCACGATTACGGGCAATCTCACGAAGACACCCGAATTGCGAGCCACGCCGAGCGGGGCCGAAGTCTGTACGATGCGCGTTGCTGTCAACGAACGCGTGAAGCAGAACGATGAATGGTCAGACAGAGCGAACTTTTTCGATGTCACCTGCTTCGGAAAAACGGCGGAGAATGCTGCCCTGTATCTCGCCAAGGGAAGCGGAGTCGCAGTTTCTGGTCGTCTTCGTTGGCGTGAGTACGAGCACGACGGTATCAAAAGACAGGCGGTAGAAATCGTCGCGAACACTGTGCAGTTCCTCGGCGCGCGTGACGTAAAAAAGCTCGACGCGTTTGACGATGCGAAGGCGTTTGTGGGTGTGGAAGACGACATGGACGATCTGCCCTTCTGATAAGAGAAACGAAAGGGGAGGAACTGTGCATAGGTCATACCCAGAATGCGATAGCTACGTTTGCGAAGGATGCCCGCGCGAGTCTACGTGTGATATCAAGAGCGACTCCGAGCCGCACACATATTCGATTGACGCTCGCGACCCACTCGACAAACTAGAGGGCAAGGTCAACGGCGTGCGTTCCGACCTAGACGATCTGATGGCTCAATTCAACGTCTTCCACAGTCAATTCGAGGCTATTCTTGCCGCGATTCATCGGGCCGAAGAGGAGTATGGACGTGAGGTATGAGGGCGCAGCCTGACGCGCTCTTTCCTGACCCGGACTGGAATGGCCTGCGGCGCTACGGCCCGATGCTCACTGCTGCCGTGAATACGAAAGGCGTCATGGACGTCGATACCGTGAAGGGTTGCACGCTCGGGATGCAGGCATATCCCGATGGTGGCTGCTACGGCGACTGCTACGCACACCACATAGCCGCGTATCGTGGTTTTGACTTCGCGGTCAGCGTCAAGCGCGGGTTCTGCGACCGCGAGCATCTTGCTACGCTGCGGCGTATCCTCGTCTCACACAGCGCGACGTGGTACCGTATCGGGACGAACGGTGACCCATCGCACGATTGGCCGCACACGGTGTCGGTCTGTCACTACCTACGGGACGGTCAGAGGACGCCGGTCATTGTCACGAAGCACTGGCGCACGCTATCCGACGAACAGCTAGACCGACTGCGGAAGCTCAAGGCCGTCGTGAACACCTCCACTAGTGGCATGGATACTGACGCTGAGATTGCCCACCGCGTGACGCAATTGGAGCGTGTTCGTGATGCTGGAGTCCGCAGCGTGTGTCGCATTGTGACGTGCGACTACGGCGATTCGGAATGGGCGCGGAGTTGTGCCGAGAAACAAGACTACCTGTTGTCACTGTCGCCGGTGATTGACAATCCCTTTCGGCCGAGCAAGACTAACGAGCATGTCGTCAACGGCGATATCGTCACCGTACATCGCCCCGAATCAATTGGAGGAACACGAGTGTCACTACTCAACGAATCAGCGCATCTAGGGAGTTGCGAGGCGTGCCCGGACCAATGCGGCGCGGCCGACGATGTGCCCGTGGAAATCGCGGCAATCGAGGGGCAGCCCGCCCTCTGGGAAGACAAGACTGAGTTCAAGTACGTGCCGTCAGTCATCGGCTCGGGCTACGAACAGGCCGTGGCCGACCTTGCGGTTGAGGACGGCATCGCACATCGGGCGGCGCGGAAGAACATGCAAATTCACTCGGCGGTCATCTTCCTAGTCAATGACGAGTTCTCAGGGTTCATGACCTTCCAGAACAATCACGATTTGCGCGAGTTCTGCCTGTTGCAGTCGGTCATCAGTCCCGAGCACTACACCGACGAACGCTATTTGGCGATGGTGCGCGAGGTCATAGCGCAGAACACGGAGAGCTACCCTGCGTTCATGACCACGAACCCGAAGAGCAAGTTTGAGACGCCGAAACTGTTCACTCAACTTGGGTTCGAGACGTACCTGAAGATGGGCGAGTTTCACTACATGATTCACGGCGACCTTGCCGATTCCCGCTTCAAGCTCCTAGCTCATATGACCATGACGAACGCCTGGCACAGCGTCAAGGGCGATTGGCTCAGAGTGAAGCGCGAGTGGAATGCGCGCATCGAAGCGGCTGGCGAACGAGAGAGCATCCCGAATCCGCTACTGGCGACGCGCGAGGGGTGTTGGGGCGGCAAGCAGAGCATGGCCAACGTGGTCGCCGGCAAGTCGCACAACCAGAATGCATCGGTGCTTGACCCCACGGCATGCGAGGTCATCCTGCGCTTCTTCATGCCGACGGACGGCAGGCGCGTGTACAATCCGTTCGGCGGCGGTGTCCAGTTCGGATTCATCACGGGTGCCTACGGATACGAGTATGTCGCCAGCGAACTCAGGCAGAATCAGTGCGACGCGAACAACGCACTCTGCAGCGAATTCACCGACGTCAAGTGGGTGCAGAGCGACAGCTCTACCTACGTTCCCGATGGTGTGTTTGACCTCGTGTTCACCTGCCCGCCGTACTACAAGGTCGAGAAGTATCTCGACTACGACGGGAACCCGCCAGAGGGCGAGCTGAACACCATGAGCACCTACGAAGAATTCAGGGATGCGCTGTTCGCTGGATACACACTGGCCGCAGCAAGCCTCAAGGATAACCGCTTCTTCGTGGTCATGACGGGCGACAGCCGTGACAAGAACGGCGCGTACTACTGCTCAGAAGCTGAGACGGAATTGTTCTTGAAAGGCATCGGCCTGTCCGTGTACAACAAAATCGTGTACCTCGAAAGCGAGTTCACGCGACTTGCCCAGGCGAAGACCACGCTCAAGGCGCGCAAGTTCCCGAAGTGCGAACAGAAAATCATCGTCGCGTATAAGGGTGACATGAGTGAAATCGTCAACCTGTTCCCGCCAGTCGGGAGGCTGTGATGAAGCGACACACTACGCCGAACGACCTTCCCGACCCGACCGTCTTTGAGGACTACGGACGGGAGCGGCCAATCTATCTGATTGTCTCGACAGAAACTGAGGCGATTTGGAAAGAGTTGCAGCGGGTCCGCAAGAAGCACGGCACCCAGCACTTGACCCTCTTCGATTGGGCATCCATTCTCGGCGAAGAGTACGGCGAGGTCTGCCGGGCAATCAACGAAGAGCACTTCAACGATGGCGACCTACAGGTCGTCTACGATGAGTGTATCCAGGTCGCAGCCGTGGCCGTGCACATAGCCGCAGTAATCAGGGAGGCATCATGAGATACGCCGACGAGGATATCAGGCGCGAGATACGCGACCGCCTGTTATCTCGTGCGTGGTACACTGACGAACTAGCGGCGAAACTCGGCATCAATCCGAGCACCTGCTCAAGCATCATTCTGGAGCTGCAGGAATCAGGTATCCCGATCTGCCCGTGGGAGGGTGGACGTAAGATGACGATCTATCCGAAGGGTCGGACATGCGAAGTCTGCGGGGCGATCCTATCTACTAAGAATCCGTGTGGAGTATGCAATCTGCATGGAGGTGGGGTCTATCCAGACGAAGACGACGGTACGGCGCTTGACACCCCAGAGAACCCGAGATAAAATGACGGCAATGAGCGCCATGGAGGGCGCACTAAACAGGAGGGAATGAGATGGCAGCCAAAGACAACGTGATTGCTCTGCAACCGATGCAGAGGGAGCGCATGGAGATTCGCCTCATTGGCGATTCCCCGCTCGTGGTCCACAAGTTCGCCGAAAAGGCGAAGCAGCAGATGCGCGACAAGCAGAGCAAAAAGGCGAAGCAGGGACGCGAGGTGCGGAATCCTACAGAGGACTTTAACGAGGCCCGCTACGTGATTGACGCAGACCACGATGGGTTCCCCGCAACGGCGTTCAAACAAGCCGCCGTCAATTCAGCTAGATATGTCGACGGGCTCACGATGACCGAACTGTGGGGAGCCTTCCATGTCAACCTCGGGCAGGAACTTGTGCCAATCGAGGCCGCCGCTCCAGTCATGCGCGAAGACTTCGTGCGCGTTGGCGGCAAAGGCCCCGGCACGGGTAGCGCCGATCTTCGCTATCGTCCCGAGTACTTCCCGTGGTCCATGACGATTGACGTGGTGTTCAACGCGCGGGCCGTCTCGGCCGAGCAGCTCATAAACCTGTTCAGCATCGCCGGATTCGCAATCGGCGTAGGCGAGAACCGTCCGCAGAAGAAAGGCCAGTGGGGAATGTTCCACGTGGCTACGGAAGACGAGGCATGATGTCACTCCGGATTAGAGAAGACGGGACAATCATCTGCGCCGCCAATTCGCGCAAGCGGAAGACGGACGTGTACCTTGACGATGCCGTGCATTATGCACTCGCTGTGGAGTTGGGCGTCTTGCACTACGAAGGCGATAACCTGTGGGTATTTGACACGACTAGACGACCAGAGTGGGAGGTATGATGTCCACCTACTACTGGCACAGCTACCAGCACCGATGCGACCCGCAGGCATTCGGCGAGGCAATCGAGCATCTTTCCACCGACGGCACGGTGACGCCGGACCGCGTGGTGGCATATGCCGTTCCCGATGATTCCCCCATTCACGACGGTTTCGAGTGGGATGACATCGCGGCCGGCGAGGCGTGGCGCAAGCAACAGGCGCGTCAGTATCTAGGGTCCGTGCGCGTTAAGTTGACCGCCGACGCACAACCCGAACGCGTTACCTACCACGTCAAGACGGCGGAACTTGGCGACGTGTACGTGACGAAAGAACGCATCATGTCGGACGCTAGCTTGCAGGCTCTCGTACTCAATCAGGCCATGGGAGTCCTGCGTTCAGCGCGTGAGAAGTACCGCGACGTTGAGGCATTGGCGAACGTGTGGAATGCCGTTGACCAGCTTGATATGGACGTAGCGTAAGCACGGCAGGCGAGGCCCGGGAGGTTCGGTGAGGAGAGGCCTGGAGCGGCGCGTACTGGTACGGCAGGCATGGATTGGCACCGCGCGATATGATTTGGTCAGGCTAGGACCGATGGGTTACGGCAGGCGTGGCCTCGGCGGGGCAGGGTCTGGCGGGAAACGGTCAGGTTTGGCGGGCTCAGGTAAGGTCTGGTTCGGCAGGCGAGGTGAGTTGAGTTGCGGGGCGGTGAGTCACGGAATGGTCGGGTCCGGTCTGGCAGGCATGGCACGGAGGGGACGGGCATGAAACGGCGGGGCCAGTTGTGATTTGGTATGGCTGGAAGGGAAAGGCGCGGAGTGGTGCGGATGGGTTAGGTTGGGTCTGGTAGGATTCGGCTGGAAGGGCGAGTTTCGGACAGGAAAGGTGCGTCGCAGTAAATGTGGTCGGGGGAGATGAGGCAGGCGGGGCGAGGCTAGTTGCGGAACGGCGCGGTCTTGACAGGCGGGGCGAGGTAGGTCAGGCTGGGTGAGTCTAGATATGGACTGGCGAGGTCTGTTGGGGTCTGGCAGGCATGACGCGCGAATGTGATATACTAACGAAGTGACGAACACACGGGGCCTGACTAGCAACCGACATACAAACCCAACGAGCCACCATGAGAGCCGCATTTGCGTCAGGTGCGGCTCCTTTTTGGCGTCCGATCACAATGGCATAGTGTGCTCATGTCATCGTCGCACGTATGACCCAAGGACGGATGGGAAATGGCCGCAGAAGCTTGTTGCGTACCTGTCTGGCGGCGGCATGGTCCATCCTACCGCCCATTTCGGCATCGTGAAAGAGGCGAATAACAGCGTTTCCCGCAGCATCGCCAAACTGCGCAAAGCGGGGTGGGTAATCGAGAGCGTGCGCGGGCAGGACTTGTATCGGGTATTGGTAGTGCCAGCGGGGTGCGAGTGTGATAGTGTATCGGCAGACGAGATGTCAGTAGACGAAGGCGAGACGCCGCAATGAGCACCTACCAACCAGCTTTTCCCAAGCCCGGCAAGAAGCGTAAGCGCAAGGTGGACGAAACGTATCGCCTCTTGTACCGGGCTTTGCCGTGTCTGGTTCCTGGGTGCAATGCAACCCCCACATGCTTCGCCCACTATCCGCACACGCGCGGTGCTGGAGCGAGTTGGGGATATGATGAGGGCGTATCTCTGTGCGACCGTCACCACAAGCGCCTAGACGCACAGGGCGAGACGTGGGCACTGCATGAGGAAACGCAGGCCATTGTCGCGCGGGAGGCTCCGCTGTTCTGGGAGCGCATCAAGACCGAGTATCAGCTATGATGCACCGTGGTGGTGGCGGCCTTGCCCTATAAGAACAAGGAAGACCAGAACGCCTGTCAGCGCAGATGGTATACGCGCCATCGCGAACAACATCAGGTGCTCGTGAGTGCCAACAAGGAAAAGCGCCGAGCGTTTTTCCGCGAACTAAAATCTGGTATGGTGTGTGAGCATTGCGGAGAGACACACCCATCCTGCTTAGAATTTCACCATCGCGATCCCGCAAGCAAGTTATTCGAGATTGCGGGGGCGGTTGCGAGCACATCCATGGTGAAATTGCGCGCCGAGATGCAGAAGTGTTCCATACTGTGCGCGAACTGCCATCGTAAGGTGCATTATGAGGAAAAGTCATGACGCAGGGAGGGCAGTCCCCGGAGCGGCCTCATAAGCCGAACCTTCCGCGTGCAACTCGCGGCCCTGCTACCACTTGTCAGCCTACCGTCGCAGTAACGGACGGGGGAAACACCGAAAGCTCATGTGCCAAGGGCACAAGGAGTAGCGGCCCCGTTACGGCGAGGCCAGCCAACAATAGTGCGCCAGTGAGCCCGCGTAGCGCTGCGTGGGCAGGTGGGTCGCTACCCGTCGGTTCGATTCCGACCTCTGGTGCGCTGTTTGACTACCTGTCGTGGGCAGACCTCGCCCGCTTCGCCCGCTCAATCCGCATCGCCTCCGACTATGAGCGCACCATGCGTCAGGTGGAGAGGTTGGTGGGGAAGCCGTGATCTGGCGATATCAAGCCACGCACCGTACCGATCACGGCGAGGACATTTACGAAGTCCGTGAGGTCTTCGAGGGACTGAACGACGATGGCTCGCTCGCCTGGACAGAAAACGCCATCGCCCCATTCGGCGAGACGAAGGAAGAGCTAGCCGAATGCCTGTGCATGATGCTACGGGACGTTGAGCACTTTGACGTGCTTGAGCTGGACGGGCGAGACGAATGAGTCCATGGTACAGGGACGGTCAGGAGGTAGAGTGCAATGTCAGGCTCGGCGATACCGGCGACGATGGGTGCTGGAGAGTTGCACTGGATGCTCTGACGGACTCGCTATACGATGAGTGGGGTGTGCCAGTATTTGATGACGGCCGTGCCTCATGGCACCGTGCGTTCGATGAGGAGTACGAGGGTATGATGATTTGGGAGGGGGACGACGATGAAGGCTGATTATCCTACGTGGGTCTGCGCCGACTGCGGTCACAAGTACGGCCGCCGCGAGTTCGACATTGCAACGTGGCATGAGGACGTGTGCGGGATTTGCGGACGGGCGACGGGCGTGACAGAGCCGAGGGACGCCGGCGGCTTGCGCGATGACTGGCGTGAGATACTTGACTCAGGAAAGGACCGAGATGGACGCGATACGCACTGACGGCAGCAGACGAAGCACGAAGTACGCGACACGTGATGACGTGGCAGCGAAGGTACAATGGGAGGGCAGTCTAACAGATGCGCTGGAGTATGGCGTCAGCTATGACGAGATGCCAGACGATGAACTAGGCGGCGCATGGGTTGCCACGGAGCGTGCATACAGCGAGTTCTCAAAGGCCGCAGAAATCGTAGAGGATATTCTGAATGGAGACGCGAATGAAACTCGCTGACCAGATCGCGCTACTGAAGGAGACGCTAGACGAGCTTGGTGTGTCGCCAGCCGATGGCGAGAGCACCGGAGAGTGCGCCGCGAAGGGTCTCAAGCAGGCCGTTGTCAAGGTACACGAGCTTGACGGATACGTGACGGCGCTGGAAGAGTCGCGCGAGGCATATATTCAGCGCGTCGCCGAACTAGAGCAGAATGCGCCCTCCACCGATGGTCTCTGCGATTCGTGTCAGTACCTGAAAGATGCCGCAGTGCCTCGCGTATGCATGAATCCCGAGGCATGGCGGCAGGGGTTTTCGCGGCGGGGGTACTCGGTCAAGCAAGGGCACGGATGTGAGGAATGGTCAGGATGAAGCAAATCCCGCAGCGCATTCTCGGCAATGGGCACGGTGGCCCATATGGCGACTGCTTCAAGTGCTGCGTGGCCAGCATCCTTGACCGTGAATACGAGGATGTGCCGAACTTCGTCGACCCCGCTGTATTGCCGCACCGCAAGCCATACGAATTCTGCGGAGAGATGTGGTTTGAGGAATCTGAACACGAACCGTGGAATGCAGAGATTAGGAAGTGAGCTAGCAGTGGCAGGCAAAGGAAACAGCGGCGGCAACGTCACGAACGACAGACGCAAGGCCAAGGGCATGGACAACCGGCGAAGGTGCCTTGAACTGCGGCTGACGGGGATGACGAATGAGCAGATAGGCGACCAACTTGGCCTGCAACGCAGCACCGTGAATCGGCATATCAAGGAAGCACTTGCGGACATTCCGAAGGCTGAGGCTGACGCGCTCCGGTCGCTTGAGGCGCAGAAGCTCGACCGCGTTGAACGTGCCGCGAACAAAGTACTCGCCGCGAATCACATCGCCTTCGCCAGCAACGGGAAGATTATCAAGGACCTTGACCCGAAGACCGGCGAGGAATACAAGCTTGAGGACGACGGTCCGGTACTCGCCGCCATCGGCAAGCTGCTTGATATCGCCAATCGTCGCGCGAAGTTGCTGGGGCTGGACTCGCCGACGAAGATTGAGCAGTCAGGCGAAATCAAGGTTGAGAGTTCGTATGACCTTTCGAAGATCACGGACCCCGACGATGTTCGGAAGCTCATGGGATTGCTGGCGAAGGCTGAGACGGGGGAAGAGGCGAGCGAGTGAGAGTCGCGCTTGAGCAGGTTGACGGCAAGTGGCCGAACCTCGCGCTGGCGAAGCTGACGGCTTGGCACCGCGAGCAGGGCGACGCCGTCGACTGGTACAGCCCGCTAGAGGGAGCCGACCTCGTGTACGCCTCTCAGGTGTTCCTGGAGTCAGAGCCGTCTCCGTACCTGCCTCCTGACACCGTGTGGGGTGGCAGCGGGCACGACCTCGCGACGCGGCTCTCCGCAGAGGTCGAGGCCACGCGGCCGGACTGGTCACTGTGGCCGGCGTGGGATAAGGACGTTGGCTACTCGACGCGGGGCTGCGTGCGTCACTGTCCGTTCTGCATTGTGCGAGAAAAAGAAGGCGACCTATGCGTGGTGGCGGAGTTCGGCGACTTGTGGAACGGACGCGATACGCTTGTCTTGCTTGACGCTAACGCAACGGCAGCACCGATAGAGCACTTCCGGGCCTTGTGCGATGCGGCGACACATGAGGGAGTAACGCTTGACTTCTCTCAGGGGCTTGACGCGCGCCTGCTGACAGACGAACACGCCGCTATTCTGGCGCGCTCGCGCATGTCACGAACCATCCACATGGCTTTCGATCATCCCCGCGACGAGACGGCAGTACGTCGAGCAACGCGCATGATGCAGGATGCGGGAGTGAACACGCGCGGCAGGCTACTGTTCTTCGTCCTCATCGGCTTTGACACGACGCCAGAAGAGGACTTGTACCGCGTGGAGTTGCTACGCGACATTGGCGCTAACCCGTTCGTCATGCGCTACGGAAGCGAACGATACCAAGTGGACTTCGCGCGCTGGGCAAACCGCCCGCAACTGTTCCGCGCCTGCACATTCGCGGAGTATCAACGCGGACTCGCAACACCACGGGCAGACGGACAAATGGACACGGATGCAGAAGACACCCCCAAGCCGTCCTGAGCTAGAGAGGCGGCTGGCGGAACTTAGCCTTGCGGAGTTCATTCGGCAGGCGTGGGTGATTATCGAGCCCTCGACTCCGTATCTGCACAACTGGCACATCGACATGGAGTGCGAGTACCTGGAGGCCGTCGCGGCGGGGGACATTCGATTCCTTGCACTGGCGCAAGCGCCAAGGTCAATGAAAAGCATCATGGGATCGGTCATGTTCCCATGCTGGGAGTGGACGCAGAACCCCGGCCTGCGCTATCTCTTCGTGTCATACTCCGCTACCCTCTCAACGAAGCACAGTCTAGACCGCCGACGCATCATTCAGTCCGAGTGGTACCAGCGCAACTGGGGGGACCGGGTGCGTCTCGTGGGCGACATGAACGCGAAGACTCAGTATGAGAATTCAGCGCGCGGAGCCATGATTGCAACGTCCATCGGAGCCGTGGGAACGGGCCTCGGGGGAAACCGCGTCATACTCGATGATCCGATAAATCCGAAGCAGGCATACTCAGAGGCCGACCGAGTGACGGCACACACATTCGTTGACGTGACGCTACCCTCACGGCTGAACGATAAGAAGCGGGACGCCGAGATTATCATTGCTCAGCGCATCCACGAAGACGACGTGACGGGGCACCTGCTGGCGCGCGAGGGAGACAAATGGACCTACGTTGCCATTCCCGCCGAAGCTCCAGAGGATACGGAGGTAGTGTTCCCGCGCTCGGGTCGCATCGTGCATCGCAAGGCGGGCGATATCCTGTGGGAGGAACGCGAGGGACGCGCCGAGTTGAACAGCATGAAAATTGCCATGGGCTCGCGCGATTACGAAGCGCAATTCAACCAGAATCCCGCGCCGGCTGAGGGTGGCCTGTTCAAGACGGAATGGTTTAGATACTACCTCAAGCCGCCCGTGTTGCAGGACGTGATACAGAGTTGGGACATGGCATTTAAGGGCGAGGATGACTCGGATTGGGTAGTGGGTCAGTGCTGGGGCCGCGCGGGCTCAGAGAAGTATCTGTTGGGGCAGGTACGAGCGCAGGCCGACTTCCCCGCCACCGTTCGCATGGTGCGCCTGTTGACGGCGCAGCACCCGCAGGCGTCTGCCAAGCTCATTGAGGACGCCGCGAACGGGCCAGCGGTGATAGCGACGCTCAAGCGCGAGATATCGGGCATCATAGCCGTCACGCCCAAGGGGGGCAAGGCAGCACGCGCCGCCGCCGTGAGTGCCACCTGTGAAGCCGGGAATGTTTACTTGCCCGCGCTCTGCCTGGACCCGCTGCGCGTTGAACCTTGGGTTGAGTCACTTTTGGACGAGGTATCGAGATTCCCGGGGGGTAAGAACGACGACCAGGTAGATGCCATGACGCAAGCACTCGCCCGACTCAATAAGCCCTTGCTTGTGGCTACGACAACGGAGGGGTAGGTGAGACGCGTCAACCTGCTGCGCGCTCACGGGTCACCGACTAACTATCTCTATGCGCACGACAAATGCCGCTGCCCATCATGCCGCGCGGCTATGGCTGTATTCAGTCGCCAGAAGTATCTTCGCGACCGAGACGCGATTATTGCGCGCGTAAAGCGCTATCATCACGCCAACAGAGAAAAGATGGCAGCCCGAAGACATGAGCGGCAAATCACCAATGCGTCCGAGATATCAGCGAGAAAGCGCGCGTACTACCTCCAACACGCCGAGGATGTCAAGCGCAAGGCGAGAGAATATCGCGCGGCGCATCCTGAGCACGAGTCGCTGTATAGCCGCAACCGCAAGGCGCGAGCATTGAAGGCCGGCGGCACCCACTCGGCGGATGACATTCGCGCTCAATACGAGCGCCAACGCGGCAAGTGCTACTGGGGCAAGGCTGTCAATCCCGAATGCGCCGTGAGCCTCAAGAACGGCTATCACGTAGATCACGTAATCCCCCTAGCCGGCGAACGTGAATCAAGCAACGGAATCGAAAACCTAGTCCTTGCCTGCCCCGCTTGCAACTGTAGCAAGCAAGCCAAAGACCCGATGGAGTGGGCCGGTGTAATGTTCTAAACTCTGCCGATTCGGCAACCAAGTCTGCCGAATCCTACACGAAAAACCGTTGCATCGGCGTGGGGGAGTGGTATACTCGGTCCATCGACTAGGAGGAAACGGTGACTCTTCTTGAAGCCCTGAAACAGCAAAGGTACGCGGGATACACACACGCCGCAGACCACACGAGCTATCGCGGACGGAAGATTGAGAACTGGTACAAGGCGGCCGAGCGCGACACGCGCACAAACTGGGCAATCGAAGACGACATTATCATGCTCCCCGACGTGCCTGAGTGGGGACAGGACTTCCGGTGCTGGAAGGATGGCAAACGGTGAGGCGGCTCAGGTGGAGTCACCCAAGGCACAACGTCTACACGGCAAATGACCGATGGCTGCGCTTTGCGCGAAGTTCGTTCACTGTTTCGTGTGCGGGCGTCGGCCAATGGGTACTCGCAATCACTACGGCGCGCCAACTCGCCGACGTGCTGGCGGACTTTCAACTGTTCCTCGGCGACAACCGCTTCATGCCTGACTACTCTAACTGCGTGTGGGTAGAGCACTGGGACGGCAACGAGTGGGAGGATACGTCCGATGACTGACCAGTTCTCGCAAGTCCGCCACTACCTCGCCAGCTGCGGGAATTGCGAGCACTATTTGATGCCGCTGTGCTGGGCTCCTCTCGAAGACCAGCCGATGCCCGTAGCCTACACAAGCCACGAGCACAACTGCCACTTCTCCCCGTCTCGCTGGACGGAACGCGCTCCATGAAGTGCTCCCTCTACGGCCCCTATCCAATCCCTGATCCCGCAGATTACGCGACTTGTCCGTACTGCGGATGTGGTATAGTATGGATAGACGAGATTGTGAATGGCGACCAGGGGACGGACATGCTGATAGCTGTCTGCGAGGAATGCGAAAGGGAGTACGATGAATGACACCATTAAAGCCCTGCCCGGCGAAGGCGACGTGCGCACGCAGGTGAGGGTGCGCCGCGAATGCGCCGTCTGCGAAGAGCCAGCTACCAAGCGCATCACCTACCTGTACGAGGGCTACCGCTCGAATCCGGCCTCGTCGGCGTATCACTATGATGATTGTACGTGGTGCAGCGACGACGAGGCGTTCGCCTGCGATGAGCACACCAGAGAGGTCGAGCGCGATGCCCCCGAGGGGATGCAGTGGGCCGGGACGTTCGACGGGACGAAGCCGCACCTGAGCCACATGCTTCTGTGCTGGATAGTGCGCGATGATTGACGATATCGAGGTCGTATGTCCGGACTGCGGCGGTACCGTAAGCGCATCAGAGGGAGAGACTGATTGCCTGTGCTCGGGGCGTCAGTACGTCACCACAAGCACCGTGAGCGACCACATCGGTTACTGCCAGGAGAACATCCGGCAGTATGAGCGTCAGTTGCGTGACGAGAGAGCGGAATTCGCCAGGTTGCGGCGGCTACTGCGGCTGTTTGAAACCGGGAACATCAAGGCACTCCAGAGACGGGCAGATGAGGCGCGGCACGAGAGCAGCAGAGACTATTGCTCAGAGTCGGACTACAACGTCACTGACGGGGGGTGGTGATATGCCTGACCCCACCCTCACCGACGTAGAGAAGGCAGACCGTATCGAACAACTGGAAGCAGAGCTGCTCGAACTGCGCAAGCGTGCTGGAGAAGCCTGCTCACGCTGCGGAAGCCTACTGCATGGCTGGGAAGACGGCTGGCCGAACCATGGGGTCATCGACCTCGGCGCATCATCGCAGGCGTTCGCGGCTCTGCGTGGACGGCCCAACGTCGCCGAGGACAGCGACTTCGCCTGGTGGCGCCACGGCCATCCGGCGATGACCGTCAACGAGGCGCAGCGCGTCAAGTTCGAGTGGCGTGACGGAGCCGCTTACCACCTCTGCTTTAGGTGTCAGCGTGAACTGCTCCGCATCGTAGGCGCGTTCTTCGGCATCCCTGAGTGGGAGGCACCAGATGACTGACCTGACACAAGTAGAGAAGGCCACTGGGGAGCGGCTGGAGGCGACGGCCTACTTCGGCAACTACGACGCTCAGTACGGAACCATGGTTGCAGACCCGCACCAAGACGGCGTGACGAAGGAGTGGATGAACGCCGCCCGTGCCATGCGCGACGAACTCCTCGCCCTCATCATGCGGCTGGTGGGAGAGTTGAAGAGCGTCCGCACATTCCTCGAGGTCGATGACGACACGACGACCTGCACCGTTGTGATGCTGGCCGCGAACATGCTGCATCGAATGGAGCGAGCCGAACGGGGGCGGGACGACGAAAACCGCGAGGGGAAGGCTGCCGCGCCGCCGCAGAGCGATGACGAGATGTCCGCAGAGCTATCCGCCCTTCGATGCGTCTACAGAGAACTGACGGGCAAGGACTGGAACTGGACAAGGCTGGTCTGCGATGAGTGACGCGACGTGCAAGACGTGTCCATGGTGTGCTCAGGACTTGGACGTTGACCATCATGCGGAGTGCCGCAAGGAACCGCCGAGGGAATCAAGCGGGCTCTGGCCGCAAGTCCTACCGGAGTCTGATTGGTGCGGCGAGCACCCAGGCCGGAGAACGGGCACGCCGCCGCAGAGCGACTGTGAGCGGCTAGGCCGCCATGTCTGCGGAGATGGTGCGCGATGACTACCATCTATGACATCGAGGCCGCCACTGGGGCGAAGCTGGAGGCGGGACGGGCACTGGAGGAATACAAGACGCGACCAGACCCCATCATGCCGAAGATGCTGCTGCTCCATGTGGCTGCCCTCACCGAGCGCGACGCCCTCATCATGCGGCTGGTGGGGGACTTTGCACACGAGAGGCAGAGGCGGGCACGTGCCCAGCGGCATGCCGACAAGATGAAGAAGCGCGCTGGGCAGGCTGAGGCCGACCTCGCCGCCGCACGGGAGTTCATCACGTTCTCCAAGGCTGCTCTCTTGCACGAATGCGAGGAATGCGACGAGCACGAGGCGCTTGACTACGATCATGAGCCCTGGCAGTTGTGT